GTTGTGCATCATAGCAATAGATTTATTTTCATTTTCAAATGATATAAACGGGTGGCAATTTTCTAAAGTTGAGACCCCTTCTGTTGTAAATCTAAAATGCATCGCTATTTTATTTGTTTCTGATTTATGCAAATTAAACAAGTTTAAACAATCATTAAAATTCTTAGGAATAATTTTATCAATTATTAGTTTGTTATTTTTAGCGTACATTAAACCAAATCCGTCACTATTTCTTTTATAAGCAACTTCCATGTCTTTGATTAATTGATCTGTTTTCAGATCATTGGCTACTATAATTAAGCACATTGTTTTTTATTCTCACTTTCTATATTTCTTAAAACATTAATAAAACCTTTTCTATTAATATTTCTAATTTCTTCATTATAATTAGTAAAACTAAATAAATGATTTTTGTTTAAAAATTCATACAAATTAAAATATGATTTTTTAGTATCAGATAATAAATAGTTAATATAATCATTAAATGATAATTTAGTGATAGAGGTAAATTTAATAAAATTATTAACACTATCAACAAATTCAAGATTTCTAAAAAAAGAATTTTCTTTTAAATTACTTTGAAAAATTCTTATTTCTATAGTCTCCTCATTACAAAAATTAATACATCTATATTTATAGTCTGATCGATTGGGTGGCGTTATTGTGTCAGTCATATCAATATGATCTATATATCTTGCATAATCATTGTTTGATCTTCCTGCGATTAATTGAATAAAATCCCTATTACCTTTTGAATGATAAAAAGTATTAAGTTTTTTTTGTTCTAAATCGGTGAAATATGATCTTGAAAAGTGGATATGCATACCGCACGTTTTAGCCTTATAACCCCTAACATCATCATTATATTTTTTAGTAAAAAAAGACTTCCAAAAAATATTTTTGTGATAATTAAATGAAGCATTTGTTGAAACAATTTCAAAACCATAAGTTAATGATCCATCACGTTTAAATAAAATATGATCTTCATTAAAAGTTGGTTTCATTTTGTCCAGTACCTCTTTCATAGAGCCATCATTTCTAAGTTCAACTTCAACTTCAATACCATAAAAAAGATTATTTTTTCTTTTTTTACTTTCTTTTTTAGGTGAAGTTAAAAATTTAAGCTGATTTCTTTCATCATAAGGTGAAAGATATCTCTTTGCTTCATCTTCTTGGTCATCTTCACTCTGTCCTCTGCAATGGCAGTCCTCATCATGATGAAAACTATCGTCACAATCTTCGCAATAACTATGCGCGTTATCATAACAAGTCACACATAATCTTTGGTTTAAATGTTCAGAATGAAAACCGCTATCATAATGTAAAATATCCTGACAATCATTACATGCAAATAAATCATGCTCATTAGATGACAGATAAATTTCGCCGCTTGATAACTCTGAAGTACTTTCATCTGTATAATGACAGGATTGAGATATTTCATCAAAAACAAAATAAAAATTATTTTCATTTTCTATTTCTGATCTTAATACATAAAAATTTAAAATTTCTAAAACTTTTTTCTGTCTTAAAGAATTTTTAAAAATTCCGTATTTTTTAGCCTCAACAAAATAATTGTTTAAACTTTCTTCTATCAGTTCAGAATTATTTTTTTTAATATTATAAAATAATTCGTATCTTAACTTTTTTAAATTTAAAAATAACATTTTTAAACTCACTTTCTTTTTTATTGTTAATTAGTTTAAATATACTTGATTTTTAACACTTTTAATACTTTTATATACTTAATTATATTAATTGTTTTTAACTGTTTTTTTTAGAGGGGTATAATCCTATTCAAAAAGTTAAATAGATACTTGTAGCCCTCTTAAAATAGGTTTTTATAATATAATATTTATTAGTATATTCGTATTGAAATATTCAAAACAATGACTATATATATATTATCTGTTTAATGACTATTTTTAAAAAATAGGTAATTTTCAAAAATTTATTGTTAATTCTTTTTTATAGTGTTGCGTTCTTGCAACACTATAAAACTGTAATATTTTATTACGTCCATTATGGACCAGGTTATTATGGACCAGGTTATTATGGACTAGACCAAAATGGTCTATTTTTAGAAGAATAATAATAATTAATTACAGGCACATACACTAGAAATATTTTCAAATAAAAAAGAATAATAATAATTAGTTACAGGCACATGCACTAAGATTTTAAAAAAAATAATTTACCCCTTGTAATTTATATATAAGTTATTATATTTATAATTAGAATAATAAGAATTAGAAAGAGAGAATATAAAATAATGAATATATTTACTAAATCAATCAAAGATAAGTTAATAGAAAATCATAAACAGCATAAAGATTGTTGGAATGATGAACACCCTAGTTACAAAGAGTCCAAAGCAGTTGTAAAACTTTTTAATCCAGCTGGTATTGGTACTTGGTACTTATCGGAATTAGATCCTGAAACTAATATAGCTTTTGGTTTGTGTGATCTTGGAGAGCCTGAGTTAGGTTATGTTTCTATAGACGAAATTTTATCTTTTGCCGATAGTCGTTTTGGATTAGGTATTGAAAGAGATTTATCATTTACCCCAAAAACATTTGATAATTTAATGGAGAATATAAAACAATGAAAAAACTAATTAACGATTTATCTTGTGAGGTCGCCTACCTTTTAGACAATCCAACAAATGGCTCTGTCTACATGGTAGAGGAAGAAGTAATAGAAACTATTCAAGACTTAGTTACAAAGTTAGAAAATGAGATTAAGGATACCGAATTTGTTGTCATAGCAAGAGGAGAAAGCAAATGAAAGATACACTACAAGTAGAATTAACTAAACTAAAAGCAAACCTTTTAGAACAAATAAAAGAATACGAGACACAACCTGTGGAGACAAGCGATGAATTAATCACTCAGGGTTGGCTTGAAGCAATAGAACATGTGGAGCAGTTAATTAAGACTAGAGAATATCTAGAGAATATGGGAGAAAGCAAATGAAAAAACCTACAATTATACAGCCTTACGGAAACGTTGGAGTAGATAGTGGTCAACTACTTATTATAGACCCATGTTATCTAGAGGAATTTATGAAGATGTATTCCTATGAGGATATTTGTAATATCGAAGGAAGCATGAAATATAAAATAGGACATGAAGGTATTGCTTGTAAGCTCGGTGGATTTGGTGGTGACGGAAATTTTCAAGTTGATAGTGTAACTAATCATGGAGAATATTCGCCTCAATATTCAAAGTTTATTATTAATTTACATGAGTAAGTACTCTTTTTAATTCACTTTCAAATTGACTCTCATAAGGTTGTTTTATTTTGAATAAGGGCTCATGCGCAAGAATTCCGTCAGACACAAGCGCTTTTCCCATTGAGCCTTTATATAAATAAATAGACCTATCTGATATATTATAAATACAATAGAAATTATCCCCACAAAGTTCATACCTTTTTTGATTCCAAGCTATTTGAAAGGGGGATACATGCACTCTATTTTTTGTTGTGACTTTAAGCTCTAGCCAAAAAGATTTAAAATCAAGGACACCTAGTAAATCAGGTATGCCTGGAGTACCAAAAGTTTCTATTCTAGTCCAATGCACATGCGGAGAAAGTTTTTTAATTGTCTTCCAAAAAGTCGACTCTTTTTTCTTTGGGTTGCTTAAGGAACGTTCCTTTTTTATTTCTAAGCCTTTCTCTCTCATATTTTGTTCTTGGTAACCAAACTTCTTCTCCTTTAACATAACACAAACGAACACCTAACTCTTTTTGTTTAGGTCTAAGTTTTCCTCCTTGATCTCCTGATTTATTGTGAAGCCTTGCTTTATTTGTTTTAACATCTATAAAAGTTGCTTTTCCATTTTCAGGATTAACAATAATGATATCAATTGGTCCTTGCTCAGATATATTTTCAAAGACTAAATATCCTTCATTCAGGAAGTGAATTATCGCTTTGTGTAAGCTGATCGTCGCTTTGTATTGTCTTGGTTGCATTTTCCTCCACAGGCTCCGCCTCAATAATCTTTAGGTCATTAAGCATTTGATTTACTTGTTCTAAAGACAAACTATCAATAGTCTTAGTTTTAATAATAGTCTTTTTCTCATATAGACCAGCCGCTTTGCCTCTACTAACTTCAGCAGCTAAAGCAGTCCTTAAGTCTGGTTTTTCCAATTCTTCGGCTTTTAATCCTATATCATGGAGTCTTCTAAAATGAGAGACAGGGGAAACTTTATATTTATTCCACAAATCATCTCTAAGTGCGGAAATATACTCTGCAACTCTAGGGAATTCTTTTGGGCTTTGTAGTTGAGAAGCTTTAGATCTAGCAGACTTCTCTGAATATCCAGCTTTAATAGCACATTGAGTAGCTGTCCATCGATTTTCTTGGGCAACTAAGTGCTCTGCAAAAGCTATTTGTTTGGGAGTTAATTCATCACGCTGTTCTCTTAAAGCGTTAGTTAATTTGATCGGAGATTCTGGGCTTCTCAGTTTCATTACAATTATGTATAGAGGAATTTCTACAAAATAGAAATAAAAAATAAACAAATTGAAACCAAATGCACACTGTCAGAGTAAAACGTTCTGACGTCAGAGTGTTTGTCAGAACGTTTTTTAAGCTACTATTATTGATTTATAAAGCTTTTTGACAAAGTCAGAACAAAAGAATCGAATCTCAAAAAAAAAAACTTTTTTTTTTTATTTCTTTCAAATTCCACTTGTAGTATTCTGACCTTAATGATTATTGCCTGTTCCTCCTTTCCCATGGGCAGTGGTCATTGAGCCGTTGTTTGTGGTTATCTGATAGTGGATAAGGGTTTTTTTCTTTCCCCCTAATTCCCCCTTTCTTTTCTCCATTGCCCCACTCAACTCAAGTCTTAGACCATGGACAACGGCTATTCATTTTTTGCAAAAAGACAGATATCCATATCCACATATCCACTTTATCCCCGTAAAGTTAAATAGGACTAAATTATCAGAATAAAGTTTAATAGGATTTCAATTATCCCCGTAAAGTTTAATAGGATTTCAATTATCCCCATAAAGTTAAATAGGACTAAATTATCAGAATAAAGTTTTATACTCATTCAAGGGGGTTAGATGAGTATAATAGGAAGACATACTCACTGAGTAGGGTTAGATGAGTATAATTATCAGAATAAAGTTTTATTCCTAAATTATCAGAATAAAGTTTTATGCTCAGAATTAAAATGGAAAGATACCCCCTAAGTTGAGGACTATTTTCCAAATAGACATTGGAATATTAAGAAGTAGATGTTAAAGTATTTTCTCTGACAGACTTGGTTGGTGATTAATGGAGAATATATTGAAGAGAACACCACAACTAATCAAATACATTGGAAATAAGACAAAGTTTGCTTCTCAAATAATAAAGTACTTCCCTAAAGATTATGATTTATATGTTGAACCATTTTTTGGAAGTGGTGCTATTTTGGGGGCTTTGAAGCCCCATAAAGCGATAGCAGTTGATATTCATAAGCCGTTAATTGATATGTGGAAGTTGGTGAAAGAAAATCCAAAGATTCTTTTGGAGTTTTATACAGAAAAGTGGGCTGAATATGTAAAGAGCGATGACAGAAAGAAAGAAGTCTACAAAGAGACAGTAAGAAACTATAACAATAATCCAAACCCTTTAGACTTTCTCTTTATTTCGCGTACTTGTTATGGAGGAGTTTTAAGATATAGAAAAAGTGATGGACACTTAAGTACGCCTGTAGGTGTACATCGAGCAATACCACCAAAAGAATTTGCAAAAAGGATTACAAATTGGAATTCAATTGTAAAGAATGTCGATTTTATTTGTGGTGACTTTGGTGATGTGTCCAGTCAGATAACAAAAGATTCAATCGTCTATTGTGATCCACCATACGTCGATAGTCAGAAAATTTTATATGGAGCACAATCTTTTGATATTAACAGATTGTATAGATTTATTAATGAAATAAAGAATAAAAATGGATTCGTTGCACTATCAATTGATGGAAAAAAGAAGAGTGGTGAAAAGAATATTATATTGGACTATAAGGAAACGCTATTTGAAGAAGAAGTCTTTATTGAGTTAGGTGGTTCGATGTTAAAACGTTTTCAATTAAAAGAAAGCGATACGTTAAAACATCGCGTACAAGACAGGCTTTTACTTACGAAATTGATAGAGTTAACAGACGAACAATTAAGTCTATCTGTTTAGTGCTTCTGATAAGTCAAAAGGGAACTCCGTTATCACTTGTTCGCCAAAATAGACCCTATCAACGTGTCCAGTATGAAGCATATCAATGATTCTACATAGATATGACTTTCCTAAAACCCACCAAGTAAAAAAGTCATCGACGAAAAGATAGTGCTCCACTTCACAACCACGTTCACGTGCCTCTACGATTTCATAGCCATCTAATAACGTTTCATATACACCGTCTGCAACGCGACTTCCAAATGTTTTTGTTCCATAGTATTCTTTTATTTCCCAAACAACTTTTGGATTATCGATAGACGGAACGCATCCATCAAACCGACGAGCAAAGCATTTGATTAATTGATTATTGTCATTAGTTAGGAATGCAAGTTTTTGAGGATCATTATTAAATTTTTCAAATCCTAAAATATACTCTGCTTGAATTTGTACAAGGCAGGATAGACAAAAGCATTAAATTAATATATAAAGTTATACAGAATGAAAGAATATTACTTACGTCTCTATAAAAATGGAAAACGAATTTTTTTAAGTCATTACTTAGATGAAAACAATAAGATAACTCCAGCTATGACTCTTCAAAAATTTGGAACACCACCTCCAGGGACAAAATTAACTATCGAAAGGATATACAATGACAATGAAAGACAAGACGAACCTAAAGGCGAAAGATATCTCTCAGGGGTACCATTTTGACCACATCATCGATGATTTAAAAAAAAGATTTAAATGGGCAAAAATTCCTTTAGTAGATAAAAAGATACTGACAAAAACACAGTACCAAGAAAAGATGAAGCAATGGTCTCAACAATACGACACAACAACTTTTGATGGAGAATGGAACTAAGATTTGAGAAATGTATTCGAAACAGTCATTGACGTAGGTAGTGGTCTCATACTAGCCATTCTTATACAATTACTTATCTTTCCTATTTTTGATCTTCACCCCACCATATTAGATAGTCTGGGCATAGCTTTGATTTTTACCATAGTATCTATGGTAAGGTCCTTGTTTTGGAGAACAATATTTACTAAGTTAAGAAATGATTAAAAAAAAATCGCTTCGTATCCTATCTCTCGGAGCTGGCGTGCAATCAACCACACTAGCCTTAATGATTGAAAAAGGGCAGATAGCCATGGTCGATTGTGCGATATTCGCTGATACTGGAGGAGAACCCAAAGCCGTCTATGACCACCTAGATTGGTTAGAGAAACAATTATCTTATCCTGTCCACCGTGTGCAGTGGAGAAATTTAAAAGAAGATGTTATCAATGGAGCTAAGGGAGAGTTTAAAAATTTTTCTATACCCTTTTATTCAAGAAAAAAAGGCGATACAGGCAAAGGAAGAATACTAAGAAGACAATGTACCAGGGATTACAAAATATCACCTGTCATTAAAAAAATCAGGGAACTACTAGGATATGCTAAACACAAAAGAGTAGCACCAGAAGTAAGAGTAGAACAACTCATAGGGATTTCTTATGACGAACTACAACGACAAAGAAAGAATCACCATCACTATCTAGAAAATATTTATCCTCTTGTAGATCAAAAAATAAGAAGAAATGATTGCCTCGATTGGATAAAGCAAAACGATTATCCTGAGCCTCCAAGAAGTGCTTGTACTTTCTGTCCTTACCACAGCAATAAGGAGTGGTTAATGATTAAAAAAAACAAAAAGGAATGGGCAGAAGTAGTAGAGATGGACAAAATGATTAGAGGTCAAAGACTATCTGATGACGGAAAAGAATATTCTCAAGATGAATTATTTCTCTATAGGGATTGCAAACCTATTGATGAAATAGATTTAGAGAAAAAAGACGACAAAAACCAATACTCATTATTAGATGAGTGTGAGGGTATGTGTGGAAATTAACAAACGAAAGGAAATAAAATGATTACAAAATACTTAAGTATAGAAGGTTGGTTTAACCTTTTCGATGCTTACTTAAACCTAGTGAAAAAAGTGCCAGGAGAGGGCTCTATCGTCGAGATAGGATCTTTCAAAGGGAGATCTACTAGGTTTCTTTGTGATGCCTTGGTAACAGAAGAAAAAACAAAAGTTAAGGTTCATTGTATTGACACCTTTGAAGGAACACCAGGGGAGCATGACAACCTAAAATTAGGCTCAATGTATGACGAATTTAAGAACAATCTCCATGACCATATAGAAGCTGAAAGAGTTATACCTCATGTCAATAGGTCTGATAATCAACAATTAATTGATTCTTTTGAGGATAATTCCTTAGATGGACTCGTTATTGATGGAGCTCACGACGAAGTATCAGTTCACAATGATACAAAAAATTGGTATCCTAAACTCAAAGATGATGGACTCCTTATTTGGGATGACTGTGAAAGACCAGAAGTAAAAAAGGGAGCCCTAACAGCCTTAGGAGAAGAAGTATCAAAAGGTGTCTACTACATAACAGGAGATGAAAGATGGTTCGGCTTAATCAAAGGTCCAAACGGAAAAGAAATGGGGAAAAAGCTAAAACTATTTCCTGGGGTGAAATTGTAGTTATTGAATGGGTAGATGCATATGAAGAAAGCGCTGGTTGGCACAGCATTGAAGATGCTTTAAAGATGAGGCCCAAACCTGTTAATTCCGTTGGCTATATTCTCAAAGAAACAGAAGATTATATAATTTTAGCAGGCGACCTTGATCCGAGATTGTTAAAAGAATTATCTAAAGAAGAAATAAAGAAAATCTTGGACGACTCTGACTGCGGACGGTTGACCGTGATCCCTAGGCAGTGGATAAAGAAAAAACTCCAAGTCAAGTAATTTATTTTACAAATTAAAAATAAAAGAGTAGAAATCTTACCTCGGACTTTGATATACTAAAGGTTCCCGTTAAAAATTAGGAGAGAACAATGGCACTAAACGAAAGAAATATCACTGAAATTCAGAAAAAAAATTTAAAAATAGCCATTCTTCTTGATCAATTATCTAAAATTGAAGAAGCCAATGATGTTATTTGGAAATCTATTTCAGATAGCTCAAAGGCTCAACATTCCTAGATCTATCTAAGAGGTCTTGTGCTTGCGCTGTAAGTTTCGCCCATTCGTCTGGTAAAAAAGTGTGAGAGGTATCGTCTTCAAAAGTAACGATTATTTGTCCAGGTTTTCTTTCGATCCCTGTAACTTCTTTGTCGGCTATGCCGTCTAGGTAGAACATAATATCTACTCCTTTTTGTATGAGGGGAGTTCGAAACTGAGGGTAAGACCCCCCTCTTACATAAATTTATATAGTTTTAAGAGAAAAAAACAAGGCTTTGTCAAGTAGTTTTTTGTACAATTGTTTTCTCTTTTAATATTCTTTCTATATCTGCTTTGTTATAAAAGACCTTCTTACCTAGCTTAATGTAAGGAAAAGGTGACTCACCTCTATAACGCTGAATACGTAAGGCATTAGCCGTAAACTGCTTATAAAGATTTTCAACTTCATTAGCAGTTAATAACTCTGATGTTTCGCTTAGTTGTGTATTATTTTCCAACATCATTTTGCTCTACTTTCTCAATTGTTCTTTTACGAATGTTCTCTCTCACTTGAAATAAAACCTCATATACTTGTTCAATTGAGAGTTCTTTCAGTTGATTGACTATCTTCTTCACTTTCGTTTCCATCTTCGCCTCCTAACTTTCTAATAATAACAGTAAGTCTATAAATCTCTAAGAGAGCATCTCTAAGAATTTCTTCCAATTGTTCCTTAGAACAATGACTGAGAGAATGAATAGCTTTATCTGTTATTTTTTTTTTCATAGTTTATTTTTCACCTAGGGAAGATAATTCTCCCCTAGGTTTCCTTGTAGGTTATCTAGGATAATGTATATCGGTCTCACCCTATACACTTTGGGAGGTAAACGGTCGAGACAATTACTTAACTCCTACTGTCAGTAATCAGAATAGAGCTAAAAAAACATTGAGCCCTATTCTTATTACTCACCCTCTTGTCCATTCTTTCCAATGAACCTTGTAGTGATCATCGCCCTTATCTAAAGTAGCAGTGACCCAACACTCTTGCTTCAGAAGAAGTTTCTGAATAAATTGTTCAGCTTCTTCATAAGTTTCAAAACTTTCTATGCTTTGCTTTTTATTTTGTTCCATTTTCAAGTAACTCCGAAACATCTTTAGTTAGCTTTGCAATTAGTTCTTCATGTTTTTTTAATAAGTTAGTCAGTCTATCTGATTCTTTCAAAGCTCCTTCTTCAAAACCTAACTCATAAATAGTTTGAATAGTTTGAAGTAAGTAGTCATTGTCTGACCAATCAGGTTGATTAGTTAATTCTCCTCTACTCTCTGAAAAGAAATTTCTAAGATCTTGTTTTTGATCTTCTGTTAATCCTTCTACAAACATAGAGGTAATAAAACTAGAAGCTATAGTTGTCAAATCATTTACTTTATTCATTTGTTTGACGCTTTTTAGTCTAGTCTTCATTTCTATTATTTTATTCTTATTCATTCTGTTAAGCCTCCTTAAGACCTTTTACGAAGTGTATTATTTATTTTTGTTTTTCCGTACTTAGCTTGGTGTGCTTCTCTAATTAAAGTTCTAAGAACTCCGCATATTTTTTGAGTAGCTGGATCAACTAATTCTTTTAGAAGTTTGTGATCTTCTTTAAGAAGTAAAGCTGATGCGTATTTAGTGTCTGTTGCCATTTTTTGTCCTTTCTAATTCTTATAATGAATATAACTATTAAATAATAAATTACAAGTAATTATATAATTAAAGAGTTTTTAAGAGGCTCGAGAGGGAGATCCCAATCCTGATATCCTTGGAAAATAGTCTCGAAATACCCTTCATTAGGTGGGTATTCTGCGTCTTTGTCCACCATAGAGTAGGTCATTAAATCTCTTCCTTTGTATGTAAAAAATTCTTTTGTATAGAGGTGAGGATATCCTTCATATCTATTCAAAGCTTTTTCGCAGTCAGGAGTAATATAATAAATTGCTCCGTGAACTTCGTGACCTGGTGCTTTTTCAATATCCGCCACACTTCTAAAAACTAATTTATAATCTTTAAGAATATAGCTATCAACATACTTAGCGTCAGGGCATCTAAATTTCATATGGTCTTTATTTAAGTTAGAGCCATATGCAAAATAATATTTTCTCATTTCTTTTTTCTACTTTCTATTAACCACTCTTTTAATTTTTCTCCAAGGGACTGAGAGGCTAAATCTATTTTCCCTCGAAGACTATTAACAATATTTTCATCTACTGTTCCTTCACAGATGATGTCCACATAGGTAACATTGTTTTTCTGTCCGATACGATGTGCTCTATCTTCAGACTGAATTCTTTTTTCTAAGTCATAGTTATTAGAATAATAAATAACAGTATGTGCTTGCGTTAAAGTTAAACCATAGCCACCTGTTTGTTGATTACCTACAAAAAATCTCGCAGGACTTTCCGGGTCTTGAAAAGATTTTACAATGTCTTGCCTGTCGCTATCTTTGGTATCACCAAAATAAGTTACGACAGTTTCATCACCATACTTCTTTTTTAATTCTTTTTCGATATCAAAAATATTGTACCTGTAGTTTGCCCAGATGATTACCTTACCTTCTACTTCTTCTAATACATCTAAGAGTTCTGTCATACGATTGTTTTTCAAAGGTTGCAGTGGGCCGTCGTCCGAGGCTAAGTAACCACAAGTAATTTGATGAAGCCTTAATAATAAAGTTACACTGTTCGTTACCGAAAGCTGATCTTTATTAAGTTCTGTAATAGCGAAAGAAGATAAATCGTTATAGGCTTTTTTTTGTTCTGCCGTTAATTCAATAATTCTTTTTGTGTAAATCTTAGGAGGAAGATCTAAGCAATCCTCTTTAAGAACTCTATAAGAAAAAGCGGAAAGTTTTTTAGATAACTCCTCTAAGTTTCTAAAACCCACAAGCTGACTAAAAGAATGAGAGCCTGTATGTCTCTTTACTTCAATCGCATATCTAGATTTAAAAGCCCAATAAGAACTAAAGCCTAAGAGGTCTTCATCTAAAAACTGACATTGAGTATACAGATCCATAGGATTTTTAGTAACAGGAGACCCTGTCAATATCCTACGATACTTCGCAAACTTAGCAGCTTTTAAAATATTTTTTGTTCTTCCCGCCGTATTACTTTTAATGGTTGTACTCTCATCAATAGCTAGCATAGAGTTAGTAGAGTTTAAATACCTAGCTAGATACTCAGCAGCGGGTCTAGAGGATAGAGCCTCTATATTCATTAAGAAAATATCTAAACCTTGAAAAGTTTTTGAAAGCTCCTCCATATTTTTAGTATCTACTTTTGTTCTAGAACTTGGAGCAACCCAAGTAGTGACTCTTGTTTCTATATGATCAGGTAAATGAATAGGTATTTCTAATCTTTCCCAATTTCTATAGACTCCTTTAGGAGCGATGACTACAGCGGAGTTAATTTTTTTCTGATCATAAAGCATAGCTATATTATCAAGCAATACTTTTGATTTACCTGTTCCCATTTCCATAAAATAGGCAAAATTAGTCTTGTCCCAGCTACAACCTAATGCCTGGAGCTGATGATCGAATGGTTTTGTTTTAAAGTTTGGGTACATATTTACTCTTTCTAAAATTTAATTCTAAAATCTTTATATCAAATAAATTATATTCTTGCAAATTCTTTTTATTTTTATATTTTAAATAAGAGAAAGTGAAGAATCATGACAAAAGTATTTATAACGACTAATCAAAAAACTAAGATGGGTGGATACAGAGATGTTTCTGATTGTGAAAGATTTGGAACACCTACAGTTTTATTTGAAAATCCAAGACAAGTTCAAGTAAATTCTATTCGTTTTGTCGGAATTGTGGAACAAAAACTAAAAGATTTTACAAGTGAAGACTTTTTATTATTGATGGGAGACCCCGTATTAATTGGGATTTGTTGTACAGTTGCAGCAAAAAAGACAAATAATAAATTTAAAGTCTTGAAATGGGATAGAGAACAGTCTATATATATTCCTATAATAATAGAATTAGCCTAAGGAGGGCTACAGAATATGGGTCTACTAGATAAAGCGTACGAGCAATCTAAGTTAAATACTTTAGATAGCACACAAGTTTCTGACGTTGGTGAAGCATGTAATGAACTAGATATGGTTCGAAAAACTATCACTGACAAAGAAGCAGAAGTAAAAAAACTAAAAGATCGTGAGTTCCAATTAGAGAACGAAGTGATCCCAAGCTTTTTTGAAAATGCTGGAGTTTCGTCCTTAACTTTAACGGACGGAAGTAAGGTCGTGATCAAAGATCAATTGAGATCTAACATTACAGAGGAGAATAAAGATTTTTGTTTTTCTTGGTTAGATCAAAATAACTTGAGCGATGTCATTAAGAATGATGTTGTTCTTACCTTTGGTCGTGGTCAAGAATCCGATGCACGGAATATAATGGCTGAGTTAGAAGATAAAGGTCTTCACCCAACCAATAAAAAACAAGTGCCTTGGAATACACTTGCTAAACTTATCGATGAGCAGATACAGAAAGGCTCGATGACATCTGATATTCAAGAAAAGTTTGGCGTTTATACATTTAAAAAAGTAAAAATCGAGCGAAAGGTAAAATAATGACAGAAGAACAAAAAAAGACAAACGGCGCTGTTACGACTAAAGCAGCAAGCAATGTCCTATCTCCTGAGACTCTACAACATTTAGAGAATTTAGGTGGTGCGGGACTCGAGACGATTACTACAGACGACATGGCTACCCCAAGAATAAAAATCTTGGCAAGTAATTCTCCTGAACTAGACTCTTTAGAAAATGCTAGACCAGGAATGATTATGAATTCTATTCCACCACATCAAATGTGGAAAGGGAATGAGGGCTTTGACGTTATAGTGTGTGGCTATGATAAAGTATGGCTTGAGTGGGAGGACCGAGGTATTGGTTCAAGTGCTCCTGTAAATATTTTTTCAGCACAGAATAAACCTACAGACGCAGTGCGTGGAGATGACGGTAAATTTAGATTGCCATCAGGTAATTATTTAGAAGAGAGTGCAAACTTTTATGTACTCATTTTAGATAAAGATGGTCTTCCTAAACCAGCAATTATCTCTATGAAATCAACTCAATTAAAGGTTGCTAGAGCATGGGCTTATGGATTAAAGAATGAGTTCATTCAAAATCCTACGAGTAAAAAAATGTTCTTAGCTCCTTCGTGGTACAGAATTTATCACCTTACAACTACAAAACAAACAAACTCAAAAGGTTCTTGGTTTGGTTGGGTGCTAGATAAAAAAGAATTTATCACTGATGATAATACTTTTGAAATGGCGAGCGACTTTAATGAGTCTATTAGAAAAGGTTTAATTAAACCTAAGTATGATGAAGAATCTGATCAAATGTCAGGGGACATACCATTCTAAATGGATTCAAGGGTCTCAAAATTTAAAGAGATCTTTTTTGGTTTAGACCGAGCCTACGGTCAATTTATTAAAGAAGATCAACGGGAAGATGGCAAGGAAACAGGTAAAGCTTTTATTACCAAAAAACCTGTCGTTGATCAGCTTTGGCTAGACCACCTTGATGGCAAGTATCCGAGTTTCGGCGTTATCCCTATCACCGATGACTCCACTTGCCGTTGGGGATGTATTGATGTGGACACCTATCCCCTTGACCATAAAGCGTTAGTTGTAAAATTAAATAAAAAAAAACTTCCGTTTATTGTTGCTAGGTCAAAAAGTGGAGGTGCTCACATCTTTGTCTTTTTAAAAGAATATGCTCCCGCGAAATTAGTTTTAGAAAAAATGTCTGAGATAGCTTCTTCTATTGGTCATGGTGATTGTGAAATTTTTCCTAAGCAGGCCGTCTTAGATAAAGAACGAGGTGATGTAGGAAACTTTTTAAATCTTCCTTATCATAATGGTAATAATTACTCTACTAGATATGCTTATGATGATGAAGGCAATGCTATGAACATTGATAAGTTTTTA